CCCATGAGCTGCACAACCTGCGCACAGGCCCGGCCGATAGCCGCGTGTCCGACTTTGGTCATTCTCGGCGTTGTGGTCGACGAGAGTGTGCCGGTCATGGTGCGGTTCACCGATCTGGCCACCGGTCGCGCCACGCTGGCCGAGGTAGACACATTCCTACTGCCCGATCTGGTAGTAGAGGGGCCTCTCGAGCTCGCTCCGGGACACTCGGTGCGCGCCGAGGTAGTCGCATGCCACGATGACGCTCCGGGCGCTCCTGTGGCCTTCCTTCCACTGATCACAGACGAAGACGGGAACACCGGACCCGCCGCCTATGCGGTGGAGTGCGTAGATTTCGTGACCATCAAGTCGTTCAACGTCGACGGCTCTCTGTTCCCAGCAGGGCCTCGCACCATTATCCTAGACCGGTGACACACGCGCTAGATCTCCTGATGCAGGCCACTTTGATGGCCGTCTTTGCCCTCGGGCTCTGGGTGGCGATGGGCAGCGGCATGATATTCGCCGCCTTCGGGCGTCTGGCAGAACGTCTGCCGTCGTGGATGGCCAAGCCGCTCGCGTCGTGCCCTCGTTGTATGTGCGGTATGTGGGGCATCGCAGCTCTGTTCCTGTTCGGTTTTGATCTTGGCGTCGATCTGGCCCTGTTCGGACCGGAGATCATGGTCGACCCGTCTGGCAATTTCGTGCCGGTACCGTTGATCAGCTTCTCGTTCGCCCGGATCGCCGAGGTGCTCGCGCTTGTCGTGGCCGCCGTAGGCGTTCAGGAGATCCTCCAAAAATAGACCGCCCCATGTACGTGATCAAAATGCAGCGCACTCGCTCCAATAAGTGGTGTGTTTGCGTGGTGTCCTCTGCCAACGGCAAGCTCGTGCTGAAGGGCGAGCCTATCAACCGCCGTGTGGACGCTTACAAGCTGGCCGAATCGCTGGCCGACGCGCTGTTCAGCGCAGAGGACAGGCCCTACCTCATCGAGGAACTGTCATGGCACCACCGCTGGCCTCTGAACGCCGGACCCAAGCGCAAGGCATGAGCGCGCGGTCAATTCTGGCAGACCTGCTCGGGATCGCACCGAAGAGGCCCAAGGGGCACCCGCCCTTCGCCTTCACGGACCAGCATGGGAGTCACTATTATGGTTGGGATGACTTCGCGCGCATGCCGCCAGCGAGGGCCAACGAGGTGGACGACGTGCTGCTCCAGATCGATGCCGGGCTCAGCCACGCACAGCTCAACACCCTGAGCACGGCCATTACGTCTGCCCTAGCGGAGGCCGTCGAGGCCAAGGACGGCAAGACGAGGAACCGGCACATCGCCAAGGCGAGCGCGATCGCCATGGAGCTGCAAGCAAGGCCGCGCCAGATCATGCCGAGGGAGTGCTACTACGCACTCGCTGCGATCTGCGCCGTGCGTGAAGACGAAGATCCGGATGTCTTCGATGTCGCCATACAGGCCCAGAAGATGCAGACCTTCCGCGAGGCGGCGGAGGCGGGACACCGTTTTTTTACCCAGCAGGCGGCGTTCGAGAAGTTGCTCGGCGTAACGCACTCTTCCGTGGACGCCTTCGCGAGGCTCTCGATCGGCTGGATCTCGACCGAGGCGAGGGTGGCGGCGATGGTGTCAATGTAGACGGCCTGCTACTGGCCCGCATGCGCCAGATCAGGCGCCAGAACTGGCGCAGCTTGCTGGACGGATGTGTAGGACACGACGCCGCACAGTACGCCGCACTCCATGCGATGCCAATGACCGAGGTGCTGCCACGCATCGAGCGCTGGCTGGGCGATGTGCACCGGGACCAGCAAGCCCGGCGCAATGTGAAGGGGGCGCGGTAAATCGCGATGCGCTCCGGGGCGTTTTCTTTGTAGCATGGCGGAGGTCATTATCACCGAGTTCCGGGCCGAGACGGGCCAGTTCACCGCCGCCATCGATGCGGCCGAGGCTTCTGTGTTGGGCCTTGAACAGGCCGAGAAGAACGCGCAGAAAGGCACCGCCGCCCTGTCCCAGCAGATGGGCAGCGCCGCTGGCAAGGCAAACGCGCACAAGGTGGCGATGCAGGAGGTGGCCAAGGCCACAAGCACGGCCACCTCTGGCAGTGCTGCACTGGGCAAGTCGCTCGCTGCTGTCAATTTCAGCGGGGCGTCGGCAGAGGGCAAAGCGCTGGCCGCCGTTCTGGTGGGTCTGGGCTCGCAAGGTCAGGAAGCGTTCGACGCGCTGAACCTGAGTGCAGACGGGACCATAGATCTCCTGCGCGAGTTGGTGACCGTGGCCTCGAAGACCCCACAGGGGGCCGCTGCTCTGGCCACGGAGCTCACCGAAGCGCAGCAGGCGGCCCTCAGTACCCTGCAGACCATGGGAGCGCTCACGGCCGAAGAGGCGGAGCTCGTCGCACAGGCCACCAAGCTCAACGCGGTGCAGGGCCAGAGCGACAAAGAGGTGAAGGAGACGGGCAAGGAGTACGTATCTCTGCGCATGCAGATACGGAAGGCCAAGGAAGAGCTCGACAGGCTGATCGACGCGAGCGATGGAAAGATCACCCCGGAGCTGATCCAAGCGGCCAAGAAGGCTGGCGAGCTGCAGGATCGTTTCGGCGATCTCAACGCGACCGTCGAAGCGTTCAACCCAGACGCGAAGTTCGCCGCGTTCAGTGGTGTTGTCACCAATCTGGCGGGCGGATTTACCGCAGTGCAGGGCGCTCTCGCTCTGGTGGGCGGCGAGAGCGCAAGCGTAGAGAAGGGCCTGCTCAAGGTCCAGTCGGCGCTCGCCGTGTCGCAGGGTCTGCAGTCTCTGTTCGGCGGTCTGAAGGACAACCTCAATAACCTAAAGCTCGTCCTATCTTCAAGCGTGGCCGGTAGCACGGCCCTCGCGGGCGGGCTCACCAGTGCACGCGGCGCGATGCTGGCGCTCAACACGGTGATCGCAGCGAACCCGATCGCCACCGCGCTGGTGGCCGTGGTCGCCATTACCGGAGCGATGTACGCATTGAGTGGTGCGCTTGACGAGGCGACGATCAACGGCGAGGGTCTGGTCGAAACACTGGAGCGGATCACACAGGTGCGCGCCGAGAAGATCGCTGCACAGGCCGACGAAGCGACATATCTGCGCGAGCGCGCTGCGGCCGAGGAACTGCTCCAGATCGAGCGCGAGCGGGCCGCCGTCAACGCTTCGAGGGCTACAGCAGAACAGAAGGCGATCAAGCTGCAGGTCCTAGCGGACCGTGCCGCCGCCATAGAACGCCGCCGCGATGCCGCAGCGCTGGGCGACGAAGGCGTTCGAGCGCAGCAGGAAGCACAAGATGCCGCCCTAGCTCGCGGCGTCGTAGAGAAGCGCCTCAGCGACGCCTATGCGACCGCAGGCCAGCGATATGCGGCCGGGCTCAAGCTGCAGGGGCAGGCGTTGGCCGATGCTTCGGAGTCCGGTGTGCAGCTGAGCAAGGACCAGACCGCCGCAGTGAAGGCGCGGGAGGTCTTGATGGAGAAGCTGAGCGAAGAAGATCGCGAGGTGTTGACCAGTCTAGAGAAAGCGCGCGACGAGTATCTGAAGAAGGAGGCCGACGCGCTGAAGAAGTCAGAGGACGCGCTGAATAAGAGGGAGATCGCCGCCATCGCTGCAGAGATCGAGCAAACGCGGGAGACGGCCAGACAGGCCGAGCTGCGGACCAAGGCGCGCGAGGCAGAAGATGCCAAGACACAGGAGGCGGCCGCCGCCAAGCTCGCGGCGCAGCAGGCGGTCAACGATGCCATCGCCGAGATCGACCAAGCCGCCGCCGCCATCGGGCTGTCGGAGGTCGAGAGGCGCGATGCTGCCGTGCGCGCCAGCTTCGACAAGCAGATAGAGGGAGCCCGCAAGGCATTCGCTGCTTTGACTGCGCTAGCCACCAGCGACGCCGAGCGCAGCAAGATAGCGACCGAGCAGGCCGCCGCCGTGACGAAGGCAGAGCAGGCCAAGGCCGCAGAGCTAGAGAGGCTGCGTCAGCAAGACATCGCAGGCGCTCGCGAGTTCGGAAGGACCAAGGAGCAGTTACAGGTCGACGAGATCAACAAACGTTTCGATCTGCAGCGCACCGAAACGCAGCGAGTGATCGAGTCAGAAGAAGAAAAGACCGCGATCCTGCTGGCCATCGAGAAGAACCGCGCCGATGCTCTGGCAGAGATCACGATCGACGCAGCACAGCAGGCCAGAGAGCGCCAGCTCCAAGATGCGCAGGCCCTGCTCGACTCTTCGCGCAATCTCGGCAACTCAATACTCGCCATAGACAGCTCTATCACGTCGAACCGCCTCGGAGAACTCGACAAGCGAATAGAGGCCCAGAAGAGGGCCGGGAAGGACGCGACCGCACTGGAGCGCGAGAGAGAGCGCGAGCAGAAGGAGGCCGCCCGGCGCGCATTCCAGATAAACCGCGCTTTCACGCTGGCCCAGATCGCGGTCGACACGGCGCGTGCTATCTCCGCACTGGTGGCGGCCTCGGCAGGCAACCCCGCAAACGCGGTCACGGTAGGCGCAGCCGGTGCGGCCCAGTTCGCGGCCGGTCTGATCCAGATCACCGCGAACGTGGCGCAGGCCGTGGCCCTTCTGGCGCAGGCGGTGCCCGGCTTCGCCCATGGTGGCGAGGTCGACGCGAGCTGGGGGCCGAAGACGCGGCGCTCGAACGGCGATAACGTGGTGGCGACCCTGCAAGACAAGGAGATCGTCCTGAGCCGTGCGAGCAGAGCGCGGGCCGAGCGCCTTTTCGGGAAAGGCATCTGGGGCGACCTCGGTGTTCCCGGTTTCGGCGGCTCGGTGGACTGGACCGCAGCACTCGCAAGGGCCGGTGCGGCCACGGCCGCGCGAAACGGGGGTGCTGCTTTGGTGCAAGGGCGCGACGATCGCCGCATCATTGGCGCGCTCGGCACCGTGGGATCTCTGCGCGAGCAGCGCAGGCAGACGGAGCTACTGGAGAAAATGGCCCAGACACGCGGCCGCAATCCTCGCGCAAGATGGGCCTGATCGTCTATCTTGGCAGCACCATCGTGCCCACGCCGGGCGATCTGGACGGCTTCGAGCAGCGCATCGTGCGCGATTTCGAGCGCCGCATGATCTACAGCGAAGCACCCGCGACCGCAACGTTTACGGGCGGTGCTTGGCGGATCCTGCGTGACCAGTTCCTCGCGAACTTCTGCGCATCGATGCCGCTGCGCATTTACGACGACTGCACCGGCGTGGCGCAGCTCCTGCTCTCTGGCGAGATCATCCTCGCGGACATCAAGTGGAACCTGTCCAGATGTACGGCCGAGGCTGCGATACAGGTCGCATCGGTCGGTGCTCGCATCCTCGACAACATGGAGCTGGTGATCTCTCCCGTCGCGGAGACATCAAAGGACGGCATCCAGATCGCTCCGTGCTCCAGTTTCGCGCTGACGGTCTTTGATCCACAAGCACCGGCCTCGACCACGACCCGCGCGGCCTATGACTGGAGCGGAGCCATGCAGCACGCGGTCGACTTCTTGACCGATGGCACCGTCATGGTGACCAACACGTGGTATAGCGCACTGCCCGACGAGGCACATCTGGCGCTCGTTCAGGGTGTACTCTGGCGCACCGGCACGCTGCCCGACGATCCGGTGCAGTGGACTCTCTCCGACCTCTGGCTAGAGATCGCGAAGCGTTTCAACCTGTGGATGGTCGTACGCCAAGACGCGAACGGCATCGCCTCGATCACGATCTTGGACGACGCCGGGACCTATGGACAGGTCGCGAGCACCGAGATCAGCCACATCGATGGCATCGTGCAGAGCATAGACAGCGACGCCCTTTTCGGCTCTGTCAAGGTAGGAGAGCGCCGCGAGGCCAACCGCACTGGCAGCAGCTATTCTGCCCTACCCTACTTCAGGAGCGTGACTCATGTGGACGAGCAGTATGGTGTCAGCTGCCTGTGCAACCGTGGCGAGGCACTGGACCTGACCTGTCGCTGGGTGGCCGATCACGGCATCCTCGAGCACGTGATGTGGCAAGACAACACAGACACGGAGATCGACGAGGATGTGTGTCTGCTCCAATATGTGCAGAGCACCGCGACGGTGACTGCTTCGGCATATCTCGCTACTGCTCCGCTCTACAACGAGGCGATGCTGAATTATCGCGTCGTAAACAGATATCCGACCCTATGCGACGTGATCGTGTGGCAGGCCGCATCAAAGCCGGTCCTTGCACGAAACATGCCGGTCCTGTCAAATGATCCGGCGATCTTGTCGGGACCTCTCCTGCCGTGGTATGTCGAAGGGTCGAACAACATAGGACCGCTCGACTCCGTGCCCGTGTCGCTGAGCTCTATCGGAGTGTTCGACTCTTGGCCACTCGATGCACCTCCGAACGGGCTCGATCCCGGCGCGCAGTGGAACGGCGTGAACCGCTATACCGCGAGCGCCACGGGCATCCGGTCCGTGTCCTTCAGGTTTCGCGCCTCCGTGGTGATCCTGAGCGGCACGTCGAACCTCGACCCTCGGCGCTTCTGGCGCATGCGCTTGGTCGTGGATCACTATACGGCCGCCAACGTGCTGCTCGGCACTTATAGCGTGGCTGGCGAGACGATCGGTTCTGGATCATTCGACATCCAAGAAGGCACTACCGCGCTGTTCATGCAGACCGGCGAGTATTTCCTCGCGCGTATCGTGCCGGAGATCGTGCTGCCGATCGACTTCCAGACGGTGCTCGACCTCACGTTCGAGCTGTCTGCCTCTGCTCCCAGCGAGATATCTGTCTCGTCGCTCTCTTTCGACAGTGGCACGAGCGGAGAGCGCCGCATCGCGCTGGTGGAGTTTGAACGCCACGTCACGACATCCTCGTGGATGGCCCTCCTTGGCGATCCGAGAGCCCCGATCACTATCGACGGTGCTGGGATGGGTCCGACCCTATCGTGGGTCAGGGAAGCGTCACGAGACATCCTGCGCGGGAACACGCGTTTCACCCTCATGCACTCGCTCTAATGCTCGGCACCATCCCAAACCAGCCCATTAGCTTCGTCCCGTCTCCGATCATCGTGGAATGCCCAGACAAGCGACTGCCAATGATCGCCTCGCCAGAGGACACGCTGCGGTTTCAGGTGCTGGTCGAGCCAGCTGCGGGCACATATTCCGGCGCTGCACGCGACTGGGATACCGGTTCAGACTGGGCAGGTCCCGGTCCGTGGACCAGCACCATCGGCGGAGGGGTGTGCGCACCGAGTGCGTCGCCGGGGTCGTACATTGAGCCCATCGCGTCGACCTCCTTTCCCACGGTTGGCTCGACTTACTCGCTAGAGATCGATGTGGTGAGCATTACCGGACTGGTGCAGCTCACGATGGGAGGACAGACGGTGATCCTGTCGATGCCGGGCCTGCAGACGGTGACGATAACGGCGGCCACAACAGACGGGCCGCGCATCACGTTGGTAAATACGTCGAGCCGCGTGTGTCTGAACCGCATCAAGCTCTACGACATCCTGACCTCCGAGGGCGAGCTCGGCTGCGGCGTGCTGGTGGAGATCATGGACGCCGCGACGAATGAGCCGATAGCAGAGATCTCGACCTCGACGCGGCCGGAGCTCTTCACTTTGGTGGGCGGCATTCTTGGCGTGTCGATCCCGTTGGACGATTACAGCCTGCCCGACTGCATCTACCTGCGCGCCTCCAGTAGCTGCGATGATCCGCCGCTATATCTTTGCTCGCAACCGATAGCAGTGGGAGACGAGTGCAAGGGCACTGTAGTGGTGCGGGCCTGTCTCGATCACGACGCCCTCGGTTTCGCCGCTCCTGCCGTGTTCGACGTGCGTCTGCATGCTTCACTGGTGCGGCCACGATGGGAGAACGATGCGAGCGACGAGCGCTGGAGCGACGGCACCATTCACAGATATTACGCCGATCGCCAGCGCATCATGGACCTGCTGATCAGGCCGATCGACGAGACACTGCACCCGTTCATCGCCACGCTGTGGATGTTCGATCACGTCTACATCGATGGCACGGAGTACGTGGTTGATGCCGATGGCGGAGAACCGGCCTACGGCGACCAGACAGGCACGGCTGCCGTACAACTCGCGGTGCGACCCAAGCGCGAGCTCTTGCGCCGCGTGAGCTGTGACGCGCCCGGCGACGGATGCGCGCCGTCTGCTGGTGTGCCGTGTACTGCGCCAAACGTCCAGATCAACACTGTCAGCGGCTGCGACAAGGATGGCTATTATGTCGAGGTCATTCTCTACTCGGCGATCGGCTTCCTGCCAGATCGGGTGAACGTAGATGTAGACGGTGCGAGTTTCGCGTCGGAGATTTGGACCTCGCCCACGAGCTACAACTTCGGGCCGATCCCTCTGGCCTCGCTGGTCGAGATCGAGATCACCAACAAGACGGACCCAACATGCAACTGGTCGACATCGATCCAGCTACCTCTCTGCGAGGGCCGTGGGTTCGGTCGGTTCAAGACGGTGAGCCCGACGAGCTACGACGTCAACATCGGAACAATGTCAGCCGAGCCGCAGTTCGCGGTCATTCGGCAGGTAGGCGCGTTCGATCTAGGTGGCGCGACGATCGTAACGGCTGGTGTCAAGTATGCGCTCAGCGGATCACCCGTGCAGCAGGAGCGCTGCTTCTATGGAGGTGATGAAGATGGAAACCCCCTAGATACCGTGGTCTCGTTCGTAGCAACGAAGGCCCAGCTGACGGAGCTGGATGTTACGCAGCTGTGCTGGCTTGACGCGCTAGACGTGACCGAGAATCTACTGCTTGAGCTTGATCTCAGCGGGAATCAATATTTGACGAGGATCAGCGCCGAGGACAACCTCATCACTGCGGTCTTATGGCCTCCGGGTACGACGCCGATGGCTTCGATCGACTTCGACGACAACGCCACGCTGGTCACGCTACCATGGCTGCCGGTCGGACTGATAGACGACAACATAGTGATCTCCTTCGGGGGCTGCGCACTTGACGCGGCATCGATCAACATGCTGGTCGTCCAGTGTCATGCGAGCGGCAAGACGGGCGGCACTCTGGAGGTATCTGGTGGCGCCAATACGCCGCTACCTGTGAGCGGTGCGATCGCGGTCATGATCACCACCCTGACCACCTCACGCGGGTGGACAGTGACCGGCAATTGAGGACTGGAAACGAAGAAGGCCGGGCGCTGCGTAACTTCGCATCGCGACATGTTCTGGTAGCCGCGCCATTTGCGGATCTTGAAAACAAGAAACAACAATGGCAACAACCTGCCCTAGTTACTACTGCGGAGACGAGTGGGACGACATCAGCAGCGCCCTCTGCGTGGACCGCAAGAATGGAGGCATTAGCCTCATGTTGCTGCTCCGTTGCGGAGTCGACGACGCCGATCTGGTCGAGGATGAAGACCCCAATGCGCTCAGCCTTGCCAAGGTTCAGGCCTTGATCAATGGCAACGATGCGAAGGTGCTCCCGTTCATTCAGGTGACGATCGATGCGCCGAGCGCGGTCACCGCGACGGTGTACGACCCGTGCAACCCCGAGCAGACGATCAACTACGACCGCACCCTCACCATCGTTGATCCCAACGTGAACGAGACGCGGCGCAAGTTCTGGTCCAGTGTGAACAGCGCGAACCTGTTCACCAACGGCGGCGCTCTGTTGTACGAGTGCGATGCCGATCGCTGGACGTGGATCCCGTCTACCCTGAGCATCGCCGGTGGCCGTGTCTCGCCCGAGAACAACGGCGAGTTGCAGCGCTTCGAGCTCACGGCAACGTGGCGCGATCGCAACGATGCGCCCATCATGGAGAACACGGCATTCACGCCGGGTGATCTGAACTACTGATCGCGTGAGCATTACGCTCCTAGCTTTCGGAAAAAGCGGTTATGCCGTAGCGACAGCCAACATGGTACTGTCGCTACGGCACCACGGCTATCGCGGTCGCATCAACCTGCACTGTACCGAGGGCATGGAGTCACTGTTGGACGACGCCACCAAGACCGAGGTGGTGTTACATGGTTTGAGTAACGATCTGGCGAGCGATCCCGGTTTATGTAAGGCGTCGCTACCTTCGTTGATCTCTGAAGACACTACGCTCTACCTCGACGTGGACGGCATCGCCATGAAGGACGTGACCCCGCTCCTAGAACTACTGGAGCGCGACGAGAGGCCCCTCTTGGTACAAGCGGCCGCGCCCTATGTCGTGGGCGCAGGAGAGCGCCCGCAGGGGCATTGGTGGGTAGCGCCTCGCACCATCATCGAGCGGCACGGGCTCAAGCCCGGCGATCATGTCTATGCGGTGAACACGAGCGCGATCTGGATGCGCAAGGGTGAGCAGCTCAACGCCGTGCAGCGCGAAATGTTGAGAGCGCGCTCAATGTATGCGTATCGCGATCTGGTGCACAAGTGGGGCGGAGTGATCCCCGACGAGCTCTGTGTCAGCGCCGCGTGCGCCGTGCTCGGGCTCGATCCGTCGATGCCAGCGGTGGCGTGCTTCTTTGACAGAGCACCGGCGCGGGCTGACCAGATCGCCAGCGCCGCATATGTTCTGCCGCTCTACGGCTCGCGCTTGTCCAACGGCTGCACCTCGGAGCACAAGAAGCAGCTCTACGACGGCCAGATCAGGGTCATGCGCGGGCGCATCGGCGCATCGGCCTATGGCTCCCGCCACGTGATGGCCCACAAGTTTATCGATCAACGCAAATAAGAGCGCCATGCCTTGTCAAGGATGCCAACCCCGCCGCCAGCAGCAGAGCCCGAGGCCTGCCACGCAGCAGACCAGAACGATCTCACCTCTGCAGCGCCCTGCGCAGCGGCCGCGACCAACTAAGCGATGATCCTGAACGAGGAACAAGTCGGGCAGGTATTTCTGCGCCAGTACGGGCGGATCAAGCCCGCGCTGGTAGGCGGCGATATCGTCAAGCTGAGCGCGCTGGGAGGAGAACCATGGCCCGGTTTCGTAGATGCGCAGAAGTCGCGGTCGCGTATCGAGCCGCATGTCAGTGAGGGAACCTTCCCCGAGCATCTTTTCAAGTCGCGAGCACCGAACCAGACAGCGCAGGAGCTGGCGTGGATGCGCGACAACTTCGAGCATGTTACGCTACCCGTCTACCTCGATCTGGAGAACACGGTCGGCCGTGGTCTGCACGAGACCAACTGGAATCTGACGATAGAAGACGAAGGAGTGCGCGAGTACATCGATGGCGGCATCAAAGAGTGGGGCGCGCTCTTCGGGTTCGTCAAGATGGCACTCCTGAAGAGGAAGATCTCCGACCCTATGGGCGTGGTTGCCTTCCTGCCCTCTAACGTTGCGACCGTGACAGATGAAGAGGGCAACGAGGTGATCGCCCCGGATACCAAGCTCGAGGCTCAGCCTGTGGTCTTCGGTAGCGATCGCGTATGGGGTTTCGAGTACGATTCTTGGTATCTGCTGCAGACCAATGAGCGCAGCGAGATCATCGAGGGCAACAAGAAGGTCAAGAAGGGCATCGTTTGCATCCTGATCGACGACGTGCACGTGTGGCGGATCGAGCAGAAGGGACGCGCCAAGGACGAGCAATTCGACATCAAGATCGCCTATACGCACGGCGTAGGTGAGGCACCGGTGATCCACATGATGGGCACACCATCCGCCCAGAGCGACGGCCTCGTTTGGACCTCTCCCTTTGCGGCGTCTGCTGGCCTGCTCAACGTAGCACTGCTGACAGAACACCAGCTGCGCGCGAGTGAGGCCAAACTCATGTTCCCGGTGCGGGTCATGATCGGAGATCCTTGCGATTTCTATGATGACGTGCACGGCGTTCGATGCATGGACGGCGTCATATCGTGGACCGAAGGTGTGAAGCGACATGAGAAGAAGTGCCCGTCATGTGGCGGTACTGGACATCGTAACCGCATCAGTCCGTTTGGCGAGCTGGTGATCAACGCCGACCCGAACAGCACGAGGCCAGATGCGGTGAACGCCAGCAACGCCCTTTCATATGCGTCGCCTAGCACGGATGCGTCGAAGTTCATGCGCGAGGAGATCGAGCGCTACATAGCCTCGGCCCGGTCCGTGATGCACCTCGATGCAGAGACTCCGATGGTCGGAGGCGACGCGAAGACGGCCACGCAGTCTGGGCTAGATGCCAAGGCGCGGGCCGCGTTTGTCAAGCCGATCTGCGACCAGTTATTCGTCATCTTCGATTTCGGCATTCGCTGCATTGGCAGGATGCTGAAGGGGGCCGAGTGGAGCGACTACTCTCTGCGCATTCCTGCGGAGTACGATCTGCGCACCGATGCCGATTTCATCGCGACGATCTCCGAGGCTGGCAAGAACAATCTCCCGGTGTTCGTTCGTTCGATGCTGGTGGGCGAGTTCGTTTCGGCGCGCCACGCAGATGATCCTGCCATGCTGAGCGGTATGCGTGCGCTTTCTATGGCAGACCGCATGGCGATGATGACGGAGCAGGCCGTAGCCGCAGAGATCGCGAGCGGCAGAGCTCAGCCATGGGAGACGCTGCTCCACTACAGCGGTCTGCAGCTGTTGGCAGAGGCCTCTCTGGTCGACACGTTCGGTCCGCTTTCTGATTTCGAGAAAGCAGAAGCCCTGCGCGCACTGGCCCGCGAGAAAGCGACCGCCATCGGCGCAGTTCCTCCCATCCTTGGCAGGATCGCCAAACTGGTCGAGGAATGAGCATAGAGACGGCGCGCACAATAGGCGACGACGCCTCCGAGGCGCTACAGGTCGCCATCGCTGCGTTGATGCGACGAGCCGCAGACCGCTTCGCTCCGTTGGTTTCGACGCTAGACATTGGGCCAGATGGCCGGATCGTATCATCAGAGGCCAACGTAGGGCGCGTGAGCACGGTCCTCGACGGCATGCGCGCGGTCCTGTTCGATGAGACCTATATGGCAGACGTTGCAATCTATCTGGAGAGCCTGAACCAGCTCAGCAGCGCCGTATCGAGTGGCCTGCGCGAGTTCGGTGCCGACGAGGCTGTTCTGCGCGCCATTGCCAGACGCGCAAAGCAGGAGGCCGCCGCAGCACTCTTGGATCAGGCAAGTTTCCGCGACCTCTTCGGTTCGATCTCGACGCAGCTGATCAACAGTATCGCGACATCTGCTGACGCAGCGGCTGTGACCGAGAGCGTGCGCAAGCTCGTTGCAGGATGAGCATCGATCGCGACATACTCACGCAGGTGGCGTCGATACCCTCGGCGGTGCAGCGCGCGCAGACCGCCGCAGCGAGCGAGAAGGCGGGCATCGTGTTCTATCGCTTCCAAGGCAGGCCGATCGACTCGACGCGCCCTTGGTGCAGAGCTCGCGAGGGCAAGGTGTGGCACATCGAGGAAATACGGCAGTGGGGCCGTGACGCCGCCGCTGGCCAAGGTTGGGACGGCATGGTAGAGGGTACGAACGAGCAGACCATCTTCACATATCTCGGCGGTTGGTATGGGAACCGCTCAGCATGCAGGCACGTGCTGGTGCCGGTGCTCCCTTCGCGCGTTCCTGCAGAAGACATGGAGAGGATTCGCGACAAGGGCCTGCTTGCTCCTACACCGGTCGTGCAGGCGGCTGCTCAGGAAGTAGAGCGCTCTAACGCCGAAGACATAAAGGCGATTAGGGCTCAGTGGGAGAATGGGACGAATGCCAGCAACTTGTACCGGAAGGACATAGCGCTCAGCAGTGATTTCAACCAGCGGATCAGACCCGAGCTATCTACGTCTGAGGTTGGCTCCTTGCGCGAATACACCGGATCGGCATATGAGAGTATCAACAAGTTCCTGCGCCGCAAGCCCGATGGTATCCCCGATGCCCGGGCCGAGTCAGAAATGTTCGACACCGATTTCGAGACGATCACCGCGTTGCGCTCGATCCTAGCCAAGCAGTCTACACCATCCGACGAGGTGGTGTTCAGGGGTGTGGGCAGCGGCAACACGGCCACAGAGCTCGCAGATATGGCCAGAGTGGCCGCACCGGGGACAGAGTTCACGATCAATGGCTTCGCCTCCGCCACCATAAAGCGGGAGCTCGATTTCATTAGTCGCGCTACGACCGTGCTACGCATACTGATACCCAAGGGCTCCAAGGCTCTCTACGTGGCGCCGGTGAGCCGGTTCCCCAACGAGAAGGAAATGCTGCTCGATCATCAGTCGAGTTTCGTCATTCTCGGTACGCAGACGGTAGGTGGTAAGACCTTCATAGACGTTAGACTAGCGCCATGACATCAAAGTTCGACGAACCTCTCGGTATCGTGTTCTCCGACTGCTGCACATGCAAGCATCTGGTTGGCGGCAAATGTCCGGCGTTCCCGGATGATATACCGCCGGAGATCTGGAAGGCACGTGAAAGGCACCGCGAGGTGCGACCAGATCAGACTGGCGAGTTGGTCTATTCTAAGAGGCCAGATTAACGCGAGGAAACCAGCACCAGCATCGCGGTGCTTTCCTTTGTGTCATGTCGAAAAAGGTCGCCAACAACAGCGTGAAGATGATCGGCCCCAAGGGCAAGATCTCCTATGTGAGCATCAAAGCCTCGCAATCGAAGCACCTCGCCAACCTCGGGTTCCGGGTGGCCCACGACATCATGCCGGTAAAACCTAAAACACAGAGCGATGCCGGTCAAGCCTGAAACCGTTGTAGCCTATCTCGGTCTGGACATCGAGAAGATCGAGGACGAGAAAGCGATGAAAGCCGCGTTTGATGCGGCGTTCCTGCGTCGCGACATCGCACACGATGATCAGACCGTGCGCGACCGCGTTTTCGGCAAGATCAACGCCATCGCTCGTCAGCGCCTCAAATCTGGCGCAAAGACCATCGGTGTGGACATCGGCAACGTCGACGAAGGAGATCCTGTCGATCTCATCGTGAAGTTCAACGAGAGCGTGTCGGCGAAGATCGGCGACATCGCCAAAGAGCGCGATGCGTTCCGCGAAGCTGCCGAGAAGGGCGGCAACACCGAGGCCCTGACGAAGCTGCAGCAGGAGCGCGATGCACTGATCAAAGAGCGCGACGCCATCGGTGCACAGGCGAAAGAGTTCGAACGCAAGTACACCGATCTGAACGGAACTTGGACGAAGAAGCAAGAAGAGGCGAAGCGCACCACTGTCGTAGAGGCAGCACGCTCGCGTATCAAGTTCCGTGATGACGTCCACGAATATGCCAAGAAGGGGTTCCTGAGCGACTTCTTCGAGCGCCACACGCTGGATCTCAGCGGTGATCAGCCCAAGGTGCTCGACGCATCTGGCGCGATCATCATGGACAAAGCAAAGGCGCAGACCTTCGCCTCGCTGGATGATCTGCTGATCGAAGCAGCCGACGCGGCAAAGCTCACACCCAAAGCACCGCAAGCAGGGACCCCGGCCCGCAAGACCGTGGCCAGCGTCTCTGCTGCACCAGCGCCAGACCCCGCACACCCCGGCGCTCGTCGCACGCGGGAGGTGATGCGCCGGTTCTGACCGCGTTTCTGCTGAACACGAGCAGCTCGTGTTGTTCTGGCCTAGGCCCATAGCCTAGAACATCAACAACTCTCAAAAGATGAGCTACTCGACCTTGATCAATTGTCAGGCCATTCAGGCCCAACTCGACACGGCATGGACCGATCCCCGCGAGTGGGGCGGCATGTCGACCCGCCACCCGTTCGCGGAGTGGATCACCGCACCCGAGAACCGGCGCATGGTCGTCGACGCGGTATCGCCCGGAGGCGGCAAGCTGCGCACCGTCACGGTGAAGGGCTGGCAGAGCCTCAGTACCGACGCGGTGCTGGAGAACCAGCCCAATCCCAACTGCGGCGCGACCGGATCACTCAATCAGTTCTATCAGGACTACACGATCGACCCGACGCAGAACCTGCAGGTACAGATGAACGTGACGGTGGACCAGTTCGCCACGGCCTGCGAGGGCAATGGTGAGATCCTCTCCGAGCATCTGCGCCGCATGATCGACGCCCTCGACCAGAAGGTGTCGCAGATGATGGCCACCCAAGCCGTGGCCCTCGCCGGTGGCTGGGGTGCTGGCGTGGACGATGTGACCGGCGATGTGCTCGACATCACGATGGCCACGCCGCGTGATTACTTCGCCGAGATCACCGCCATCCGCAATGCGGCCGACGAGAGCGACTTCCCGGAAATGTCCGCGCTCTTCGGCGGTGCCAAGGCGCGCGTGCTCTTCCAAGCCCTCAACGCTGGCTGCTGCGCCAACAGCGGCATCGATCTGTGGGAGGCGATGAACCAGTACGGCTACGCCTTCGCGTACGACCGGGACCTCAACGCCGCCATGAGCAACAACGAGAACGCGATGATCTTCGCGCCCGGCGCCCTGCAGCTGTTGTCGATCTCCCTCGCGCCGAACCTGAGCGCGTTCGGGCAGACCGTCATGGACGCGAGCAACTTCGTCTGGGACACGCTGTTCTCGCCCCGCTTCGGCGTGCCGTACGATCTGACGGTGAGCAACAACTGCGGAGCCATCAGCATCGCGCTGACCTTCACGGGCAAGATGGTCTCCCTGCCGGAGGACATCTACCCTGCAGGCCACGACCTGACCGGCGTGAACTGGGCTGCCAAGATGCTCTTCGCCTAAGAGCATGCTGAGCTGCTTTGACGGGATCACGGGACTGGCCCATGCTTGCGCGAGCGAGTATGCGGTCAGTCCCGCCGTGCCGCTCGAGTCCTTCGGCGTCGACGAGACGATGATCGCGCAATTCACTGGCGCAGAGGACACGGTAGCCTCCATCATCTACGACGCAGAACAACTGGCGCGCATCACACTGCAAACGGATGTGCTGTCCAGATATGCCAGCAGGATCATCCCGCGCACCTTCCTACACGCGCAGCGTATCGGAGAACCCGACGAACACCAAACGCTGGTCACGGGAGCTACTGGAAGGCACGGGGTGGTAGTAGAGGTCCATCAACCTCGCTCGAACACGCGTCTGACCCTCGGAGGGCTTCGCTTCTACGGAGCGGTCACCGAGGTGGTCACCATTACGATCTATGATCTCAGCGATGGCAGCGTCGTAGATACCGTGGAGCTGAACGCAGAAGCCGACCAGATCGTGACTGCGGCAGACCAGATCACCATCGAGCTGCCTCGCCGGTCTGGTGCTTTCTTCATTGCGCACGATCTCCCGAGCTGGCGCGTGCAACGCATAGGCTCGGGATGCTCTTCCTGCGTAGGCGGGAGATTTATCTATGGTGGCGTTATCATTGGTGGCGCTTCTCTGCCGAACTCGGCCCAGATGGTCAGCTCGAACCTTCGGCGCAGTTCCTTCACCGGAGGCCTGTCCTTGGTAGCCGACGTGGCCTGTGATCATGGACAGTACCTGTGCGAGCATAGAAGCTTCATGCAATACTCCTATGCCATGAAGGTGGCCGAGAACATACTGCGCCGTGGCATCTATGCAGTAGACAGGATCAACACGCAGCGTATCAACCTCGATCTGCTGAAGGAGCGAGCCGATCGCTTGGCCGAGCAGTACGCTGCTGCCATGAGCAACCTGCTGCAGGGTATGACCCTCCCGGGCGACGACATCTGTTTCTCCTGCGCTCGCTATTCACGCGTTGTTACCTCTGCCCCATGACCAAGGCGGAGCTCATCGAACTCATGCGCAAGATCCCCGACGACATCGGCAGCGCGAACGTGCTCTATGTCGCCACGGGCTCTACGATGGACATGATGAGCCAGCGCATCTGGGGCCGGGGCGAGCTCACTACTGGTGGCAAGATCGCCTACAACGGTCCAACGACGCGAGGCATCTATATCTATGCTCCACCTTGGCCCAGAAAGGGCAACGGCAAGGGCAAGACGGGCAACAAGATCAAAGGGACTTGGGCGCCCAGCTATATCGCAGGCAAGAAGCTCGTGGGCCGTGGTGATCTGCCTTTCGAGCTCGTTGGCACGCTGCGCAAGGAGTGGCTAGGCGGAGTGGCGCCGAGGCCCACGAAGGTCACGCCATATCGGTGTGTGATCTCTGTCAGCGAGAAGACATCCAAGAAGATCGAAGGGCTCACCAAAACTAAGGGGGCCTTCGTGAAGCTTACTGAAGAAGAGCGCGCCGCGCATCAGCAGCACGTGCTCGAGGCGTACACAGAGCTAGTCCTTAATGCACGATGATAAGGCACATCACGTCGGTCCTCAATGAGACGGTGCTCGCGCTGCCAGTGGGTTTGCGTGTGCCGTTCGCAGAGGTGATCGACGGCGTGCCCTCTGAGCGCGTAGGTCGCGACCAGTTCAAGCCCATCATCACGGACGCCAACGGAGGTGTTAGCTACTGGCGTGCGAATGGCGCGCAGTCCGTGTCGCAACTTGACAGGACCGCAGCCTGTGGTGATGCCGTGAGGGTAGCGATCCCCATGGCCCTCATAGCCTTTGTGCGGCGCGAGCAATGTGACGCCCCAGACCAACTGCTAAATGCAGCGGCGCACCAGCTACGAGCATCTACGAAGGTCGTGCGCAACTCGATCGCGGGCGCGTTCGGCGTCTCCATTGGCGGGATCACACTGGGCACCGACACCGTGCGATCTTCCGAAGTTCAGGAGGCCGTGGTGCCGACTTCGATGGTCGTGCTGGCCCTGACCTGCGTCATATATGTCGACGCGTCTGCAGACTGCTTGGATCAGTGCGGCGAGCCATATGACCTCGTATGTGCGGTGATCGGGGGTGCCAGTAACGCGAAGGTGGCAGAGTGTCTGGGTGGTCGCCTCGATGAGATTTGCGACGGCGGCGGGCCGTGCGACCCGACCACGGTCAACGGCACGGAGAGCGATACGCCGACCATCACGGTGCTACAGGGCGGCGTAGAAGTCGGAACGCTGAACCCGGCCACGGGTGTGCATACGGTGCCGGAATGCGACGAGCCCTGCCTTGTGGATGCGTTCATCTACGTGGACGGGGAACTTGTCGAGGTTCAAAACAACCTTGACCCGTGCGAGGCGCAGACGATCAACATCAACATAAGCTGGTAAGATGGCAACCTTCGACGTGAACGTGAATGTGGGCAGCGGCTCCGAAGATGAGGGCCTTGTGCCAACGTCTGACGGGGCTGGTGGCATTGATTGGAAAAAGGCGGTAGACACGGATGGCAACCCGGAGGGCATTTCGCCTATTTCGAGTGCAGGCGGGGTATCGCCTATTGAGTTGAGGCGGTACCGCGATAGCAACACAATCGACGCGCAGGCCGATACGGGGGCGGTGTCTTTCAATTTGAAGTTCAGCGTGCCTGACCGATACTGGTACAGCGACAACGCGAACGATCCGGTAGAGGGCAGGATCACACAAGCGGGACGTGACCTTTTAGATGATGACGATGCCGCTGAACAGCGCACAACGCTCGGCCTTGGCGACCTTGCGGTAAAGGATACCGTAGCGACTGGAGACATCGACGATAACGCCGTCACGTTCGTGAAGATGCAGGACATTTCCAGCGGGCATCTTATCGGGCGACATTCTGCCGGGAATGGCCACCCTCAAAGCATCGGTATCGACGGCAGCTTGGAGTTGCAGGGCGGGAACCTTCGCAGGGCCGCGTTGACGGGTGACGTGACGGCATCCGCAGGCAACAACGCAACGACCATTGCCAACGATGCCGTGACCAACGCGAAGTTGGCTAACATGGCACAGGCCACGATTAAAGGCAGGCAGGCGGGTGCTGGCACTGGAGACCCCGAAGATCTGACGGCATCACAGGCACTGACGGCGATGGGCCTTGGCACGGCGGCTGTGGTCAACACGGGAACGGGTAGCGGGGATGTGCCAACGACATCGCAGGCCGATGCACGCTACCTCACCCCGTTCGCCTATTCGCTGCTCGCGGCATGGACGGTGGGAACTCAGGCCACGACAGCGGTAACGCTTACCGATGTGACCGATACCGAATTGACGGTGCCGGGCGCGGGGATGTACGAGTTTGAATACCGCGTCACGTACAATGCCAACGCCACCACCACGGGCGCGGGCTTCACGGCACGCAACACCGTAGGCGGAACGGCTGACTATTCCGCGATCGAAACGGGCGTAGACGCTGGATCTGGTGATCGCTCTACGTTCCGTGGCGGCTTCGCCCTTGACGTTGTGGCTGCATCTTCCCGCGCCACAACTGGCAACCAAGCCATCATTCGTGGGCGCGTGATCTTCAACGCAGCCTCCGCCATCCGACTTCAATTCCGAACGGAAACGGTAACCACTACCACTATCACCGTCACCAATGTGATCGGGTTCATTCGCCGAGTAGCCTAACCATGGACACAGCACGTATCAAACACCTCGCCGCCCAAATGTTAGACCCGTCCGGCGGCGCATGGGTCGGACAATTCGCAGGCATGGTCATCGCCTCTGCGTCCTCTTTCGTAATGCCCATAAAGCACTATCTCCTCATTATCGGCGCGCTGGTGGTGGTCGATATGTACACGGGATGGAGGGCGGCAAAGAAGCTACGGGGCGAACGCTTCAACTCTAAGGGCATGGGAGGGACGATTGAGAAGACGGTACTCTACATGCTGGCGATCTTGATCTGTCGCGGCTGCGATCTGTCATTCGGTCTAGACGGCATGCTCGGCACCACGTACATAGTCGCCGGTCTGATCACCGGGCGCGAGCTGCTGAGCAACCTCGAGAACATCGGCAAGGTCACAGGGCTCGATCTGGCCACAAAAGTGCGCGAGGCCTTCGGGCATCTGCTCACACGCAAGAACAGCAGCGATGCCGACCCGCAGCCCTGAACCCATGGTGATGACGGTAAAGAGGACCGCGCAGAGCGACCTTGCGACTTGGGGCGTAGCAGAGATCTGGCACGGCCCCGTTTGCGTGTTCCGCTGTCATACGATAGAGCTGCCTTGGCAAGATAACGAGAGCATGAGGTCGTGTATCCCTGCTGGCCGTTATCCGATGGCCTTAACGATGTCCAACCGCTTCAAGAGGAAGCTGTGGGAGATCAAGAACGTGAAGGGCCGCGCCGGGATCCGCATTCACTCCGCGAACAAGGCCAGCGAGCTGCACGGCTGCATCGCGCTTGGCATGTCTCGCGTGGACATCGACGGTGACGGTGTGATGGACATCACGCGCTCGCGTGGCGCCATGGACCTATTCCACAGCGCGGTCGGAGCTGGGCCGCTCATGCTTGAAATTACTGACCCAACATAAACCAAAGACCAAAGACATGACGCAACTACTCTCTCGCCTCATCTGCCACGTTCTCGCGTTCTGCCTCGCTTGGCTGCTCGCGTTCTCCGTCGGTGCACAGGATCGCAAGACCTATGACCTACGCGCCGAGTTCGGCCTCACCGAATTGCAATCGATGCTCCAGCTGAGCAATCTGGGCAGCCTCGACGCCATGAAGGCGAAATACCCGCGCGCCTATGCTCGCATGACTTCGCCAGCACCCGGACCCGCGTGGAGCGACGCGAAGTTCATGACCCTGAGCGCGTTTGATGCTGCTTGGTTGCAGGCCGTGTGGTCCGGGCTTGGCGGCGGTCAGCCGATCAGCGGATGGCTGAGCAGTAACAACGACGTGGAGATACCTGCAGGCACCTACTATCAGACGATCACCGCCGAGTTCAGCGGTGGTCATTATCGCGGAGCCGGTGCGGGTTACAGCGTGGAGAACAACACCAGTCAAAACACGCGGCTGGTCATTTGGCACGAGCGGTGGAACGGCGATCCCATGGAGCGCCACGGCATGCAGGCAGGCCCTTGGGGCGGCAAGGGTAACATCGCCTACGTAGAAGTCACACACATCGAGGGGATCAGCCTCGACGGTCGTAGCAAGCAGTTCCCCAACCTGCGTTTCAACAGCAGCGGCATCAGGATGTGGAAGCCCGGTGAAGTGACCACCACCGACAACGTTTTCGCGCGCAACTTCCGCACGGCTGGCATCGAAATGCACGGCCCTACTCCGCATCACATCAGCAACTTGAGCGTGTTCGAGAACGTGGTGGCCGGGCTGCTCTGCGTGGGCTGCTGGGGCGGCACGATCAACATGGATATGATCAGCGGTGACGACAACGGTGCACTCATGGCTAGCGTGCCGGGACACGGACAGCAGGCCGGAGGTACGTGGAACGTTGGTGCGGTGAAGCTCGAGACGATGGTGGCCGTAGAGCCGAACACGACCGGAGGATTTGAACGCGTGTGGCGCGGTATGCCGGTCGGGGTGTTTTATGGGCAGTTCGCGATCAACATCGGAGCCATCAGCGGCGCGAGCGGTGGCGGCGTACTACCGGCGCTCTTTGTCGTAGATCCTCGACTAGAGAGGGGCGACCTGCAGGGTAGCCACATCCGTGTCGGCAGCATGAAGGGCTACAATTATCAGTACCTCGTGCACGACATCATGCGCGGCCGTGGCTTTGCCAAGATCGGCGACTACCGTGCGCATAGTCTGGAGTATGACGGTGCAGAAGGGCTGGCATGGCAGACCGGATCGCGCCCTCTGACCGCAACGAACGGCCTCGCCACCTTCCGTGTTGCGCACGTCGCTGGCAGCACCGCGCCTATCGGCATGGGGCCAACGGCCGTACCACATAAGCACATCATAGCAGGACCGCCAAGGAGCTCCGCCACCATTTATCTGGGCGAAGAGACTGGCACACCACCCCCCATGCCTTGCACGTTCACCTACGGGGCGTGGTCGGCTTGCGTGAACGGGCAGCAGACGCGCACGGCCACGGCATCGCCAGCAGGATGCACAGGTACGGCACCAGCAGATAGCATCGCCAAGGCTTGCACGGTAACGCCGCCACCTTCGACCGCATTAGGCATCAACCCGGCTGACGTGTGCGTGGTAGTAAACACGAACGACCCCACATCGGCAGCAATGGCCACGGCATACATGACCGCGTGGAGCATCCCACTGGCAAACCTTGTGAACGTGTCGCTGAGTACGGGCGAAGACCTGACCAACGCCACAACGCTAAACACGGCACGCACGGCCATCAACGCCAAGGGTCGGCAGTTCACGGTTCTTGCGTTCAGTGTGCCGAGCCGTTACGCGGGGCAGCAGAGCATCACCAGCGCAATCACGTTTGGTAACAGGTCTGTTAGTAACATGACTGTTTCATCGCTGTATCAGTACACGGGAATGATGCCGCGAAGCGACAAAGGGGTAGCTCCTGCGGTTCTATTGAGGTCTGCGAACTACATTCGGAAAGATGCCCACGGGACGCGGCCAACGGGTCAGAGCATCTTGGTACTCGCAAAGGACCAGAGCGGAACGCCACGGGGCAGCGCAAGGGCCGCACAAGGCATCGCGGGTGTGACCGTATGGGACAACCGGAGCCTGAGCAACGTAGGCACGGGAGGCAACGCCTGCAACTGGATCAGCAATGACTGCTGGGTAGCTACGCGCAAGCCGGGCACAACGCCCATCATTGCGGGCTATCAGTCCATGTTCCAACTTGGAGCAGACGGTGGCGCTGTATGGGCAAAGGGTTTCTACGGCGACCACGTAACCAGCACGGGCGGAACGCTGCCCACGGGCGCGGGTCAAACGCCGCTCACGTATCACCTTGACAGGGGGGCATCCATGACGGCGGGAACGGTGGTGGAGCCTTGGCAGGATCGCAGCGGGAATAGCCCCGGCAGTCTGGTGGAGCAGTTCGTGGATGTGCGGATCTTCCACCCCTTGTTCATTGGCGGCTCGCCCGTTGGCGTGGCGGCGTGGGCTGCGGTCAAATGTCCCGACCGGACGTTGTTTGTGGGTGATCTGATGTGTTCGCCGTTTGCGCGGTAATTGCGAGAGCCATGGAATGGATCAGCGTAAACGATAGGTTGCCGAACATTAGCGGTCCGGGATTAATGAAAGAAGGGCCGTATGATGGTGATGTTGTAGATGGCGTTTTGGTCATAGCGGGTGGCGTTGTATACCAAGGATACCCAACCGGAATGGGCGATAGTTGGCATATCATTCGGCTTGGCCTTTGCGACCCTCCTACATGGTGGATGCCTCTTCCGCCAAGACCATCGCAGGTAATTGGAACTGATGCAGCATAAAGCCACAATGAGAACCGCCGCCATCATAACCGCCGCGCTACTGCTCACGGCCTGCTCACCGGAGCGCCGTTTGCAGCGGCTCCTTGACAAGTTCCCGGAACTCTCCCGCGTGGATACTATCACCGTGGTCGATACTATCGTGGTGCCGGGCGATACGCTGTGGCGTTCCGTCCTGTTACGCGATACCGTGACCGTGGAGAATGAGCGCCAAGTGGTCAAGATCCAGCGCATCAGAACCGGGTCGCCATGTGATACCGCAGCCATTGCGCTCGACGTAGAGGCCCGCGTGAAGCCGGACACCGTATACAGCACGATCACCGTAGAGGTGCCGCGTGTGGTGCCATGCCCTGAAGATGCCAAGGTTCACAAGTGGTGGAGGACCGCCGCGCTGATCCTTGGCATGTTCAGCTTGGCGATGTTCCTCCTGTATAGGTACCCACCGCACCGCAGCGCCGACAAACGCTAGTACCTCCTTGGGCACAGGAACGGCCCGAGGAAGGCGTTGAGGCGTCTCTCGGCCTCGAATACCCAAGAACGTGCTGCGCCGCAAAGGAGGCGAAAGGAGAAGCTCATGGGAATAAGGGTTCACAAAGCATGTCGAACTGAGTACCGCTCATGGGTTGCTCTGCGTAGATGTTCCGCATCACATATTGCATGCCTCCGAGCATGGTCAGCAGCTCACCGGCCGATCTGCCGTGGAGCTTCAGCGCCCCAGCATTGACCTCGATCAGCATGGCGGGCCTACATCTGGCGATGGTGGCGCGGGCTCCCTCCAAGATGTCACACTCCCATCCCTCGGCGTCGATCTTGATGAAGGTTACGGAGGGCAGACTGAGAGAATCCAGAGTAATGATCGAGATCTCGTCGCCAGATCGCAATGTGGCCATACCAGCGTTGGCATGCGGCACCAGCGACGCCGTGCCAGATCGCGCGCCCAGTCCGACCTCATGGAAGGACACGTTAGCCAGATCGCCGGTGTTGTAGGCCAGACATTCGAAGGCTTCCGGGTTCGGCTCGAATGCTAGCACCCTGTCGGCATGTCTGGCATAGAAGGTGGTATGGTCTCCAACAAAGGCGCCGATGTCTAGGACCGTGCCACGCAAGTGGGGGATCAGCAGCGGGAGCATGTTCTGGTCGTGGTCGAGGCGCCCAGAATCCTCGATCCACTTGCAGATGTGGGTGTCGCCTTCGATGATCTTGGCGCTCGACCCGTCTGCGAGCTTGATGGTCTTTATCATGTCGCGCGTTTAGGCTAGCCCGATGCTGTGCAACTCGTCTAGGACCTGTGGTGTGATCCCGCCCCACGACCAGAACTGGCGCACGCGCTTCTTCCACATGGCCGCCTCGCCTTCATTGATGCGCAGATCATAGAGGTGTGTCTCGTTGGCCTCGATCCAAGCGCCTAGGCAATTGAACTCGCTGAACGACCTTTGTGGTAGCCTCAGCATATAGGCCCGCAGGGGCATGTCGTGTGTTCTCTCAATGTGTCTCTTGCAGTCGAGCAGCGTCTTTCGGTGGTAGGCCAACGGCAGTCTGCGCATCGACTCGTACTCTGGCTCGAAACCCATGTCCCTAGTCACGATGGAGCGCCAGATCTCCGAACCGTCTGCCAGACCGGCGAACGGGACGCGATGCAAGACGAGACCGCCCTCGCCGAACAGCAACGAGTTCAGATCAATGGCCTCTGCGGCCATCGTGTCGCTATCCCAGAAGCAGATCACATCGGCATCGGTATGATCTGTCGCTGTCAGCTTTGTGTGTTGCTGTCCGATGTAGTCGTCGACAAATGCCTGCACGCCGATCACGTGCTCGCCGGTAGCGCGAGCTACGCGGGCTACATCGCGCACAGGACAGGTGATCACCAGATGGCGATAGCCGCTAACACGGGAGCGGATCGAGGCGATGGCGAACCTTAGCCAAGCGATGTCCTTGGCGCAGGTCCGTATGAAGATATCTGTTGTCATCTGGTGCTTTGGGTTTGTGCGATCGCTCTGTTGATCGCCGTGTGTACGTCTGTGCTGATGCGGATGGCCTGCACGTTGGTAGATCTGTTCGTAAGCCAGCAAAAGTGATGGACCGTGCGCAGCCAGTCTTGGTGCGCGTAGTTCAGTGCGTGCCTCCTGTGATAGATCACTGGTGCGTCGATGGTGGTCAGTATGTGCCCGGCCTGCAGGCACGACCACGGCAGCCAATAATCCCAGAAGGTCTGGCCGATCACGAACATGGAGCGGGGCACCGACTCGGCATGGCTGCGATCTAGCAGGAAGAGGTCGAAGCCAGACGGGAAAACGCGTGCGGTCGCCAGATCTCCATCATGGTCGTAGCGCCGCACGCACGCCAGACCACGTTGCTCGGCGTCGATCAGTCCATCTGGGTCGTAGATCTCGATATCTCCGTTGATGATCCCGCAGCGATCCGCACCGCTGAGCAGGAAGGCGTCAAGTATCGCATCGAGTCCCACATATGCCTTGGGCCTGCTACCCGCCATCGTGGGCTTGGTGCGTATGACCTGCACGGGCAGACCATCGATAGATGCGGCGATGTCGTCACATCGACCCTGAACGCACACGACCTCGTGGCCGTGGGCGAGCCACGATTCGATGCATTCTCGCTGTTTTGCGACGGCCGAGGCGGAGGGTGAGAGACTGGTATATAACAGCATCAGTCGCGGAGCTTGAACATTTCGACGCAGATGGGGCACAGCCTCGGGATCCAGATGGCCGCGCTGAACCTCTTCATGAACAGACCATCACAGGGCTTCGCGAAAGCGCGGTTGGGATCGCAGGCGCGATAGACGCCGCGACGATCCGCTCGCTTGATGATCCAGTGCAGCGCCCTGTCTCCAGACCTGACGAACATGGGTTGACCACGGGTTGGGGCTGGTAGCGGTGGCGGGTCCACGGGCAAGATCCCCGGCTCGGTTCTACCGGGGCGCAGGCACATCTGGAGGATCGAGCCCGTGATATGCCCGGGTCGCGGTTGCCAGTAGCCGCGTCCGTGATGGCCTCCGGCGTACTCGCGCCAGCTGTGCGGGGGTCCGGAGCGCTCGATGGCTTCGAGTTCCTCCGGTGACATCGTGTGGGCCTCTCCGGCCATTTCGAACACCAGACCGGTGCGCCCGACATTTGTGCTGCTCTTCATCGCCGGTCCAGATATTGCTTGATCTCCGAAATTACGGTGTCCAGCGACCAGCATGTTACCACTCGCCAACCGGACCAGCGGAGCAGTTCATGGACGTGTGCCTGATTGGGCGTCGGCTTGTTCGGCCAGACCTTCAGCTCGAGCGCAAGACCGCAGCGCGGTATCACGATCTCCCTGCGGCGGTTGATGGGCGGCAAGACCTCTGGCACGAACACCATGATGTCGGGATATCCGGGTACTACTCCGGCCGCCTTCATCTTGGCCGCTACGGCTGGATGTCGCTCGCCGCCGTTCGGTATGTGCACCGCGCACTTTGGATCATAGCCCGCAGCCCTGAGCTCGATCCTGATGAGCCGGATCGCGGACTGCTGGAAACCGTCCTCTTTGCCCTCGTAGATGCCTGTGGGTTTGCTCATGTATTCTGGTCAATATAGGCCTTGATGCGGCGATCGAGCTCGCTCTGCGCTGCGTTGGCCTTGTTGGTGTGTTCTTCCGTGTTCTTCTCGGCGGCCTCTGCCTGCAGCGCACGCACGGCCATATGTCGCTTACACAGGGCGACCGTGATGGCCTTCTGTTCTTTGAGGGCAGAGGTAGAAACTAGCGCGCCGTTCCCACTGGGGGCGGCCAGTATCTCTGCGAGGATCTTCTCGCACGCAGCTTTCGCGGAGTCGATCCCGCCCGGCTGCATACCACCAAGATCGGCGCTGCAGCGGCACGGCACCTCGCCCATCTTGTGGCGCACGACCCAAGAGCCGTTGCTGCTGGCCTCCAGAACGAACGCACCGAACTCGGCCCACTCGCCGTCAGCCCTCTGATATCTGTGCCACTGGATCATGACATGAGCTTGTTGAGCACACCGGCGCGGCGACCAAGCACGACGCGGTAGACATGTTCGGCGTTGTTCCTGCACCAGTCGCGCACCAAGGCATCGCTAGCGCCGGGATAAGAGGCGACGAACTGCTCACACCGCATGAGCGCCCGCGACACATCGCCGTGGTCCTTCCTCTTACTCCACCCGAAGCGCAGAGCGCGGCGGCGCGAGACGATGGCCTCGCTCAAGATCTCGATCAGTTTCTTTTCCATGTCGTGTCTAGTTGTTTGGTGACCTCTCGCATGACGCGATCGCACTCGAGATCGGCCCGCTCGAGCGTCTTCGTGATGCGGTCCTTGATGTCTTGGCCGATCTCGAAGGACCGAGCGACGAAGTGCATGCCGTCGCTCTTGTAGCGGTAGCTCCACGGCCATCCGTGCAGAGCTGAATGATGATCCGCAGCCTCGTCGATCAGTTCCTGTGCGATCTCGCGCTCGCTTTCGCTCAGTTTGATGATGGGCAGTGCATCGGTGAACAGCACTAGGTGCGCGCGATCTGCTCCACATGATAGGGCCTGCGTGGCGATCTGCCAAGCATAATGTGCATCCCAAGAGAGAAGCGACTCGAAATCGCCCACCACCTCGAGGCCGAAGCGCACCACATCACACGGATTGGTCGGACATTTGAGGTCCATCGGCTCACCGGCGTCTACCAGCGCATCTGGAGTGCTGCCAGCGATCTGGCCTATCGGCTGCCATGTGCAGGCCTTGCACTCTTTCCAATGCAGGCCTAACAAGTGCAGCGCGGCGGGCTCCAGTAGCAGGCCGCGCCGCATGCCATGCGAGTGCAGATCACTAGAGTCCATGGCCACGCCGGTGGCGCGCTCGACCGCCTTTGCGGTGATGTAGTCGTGTCCGGCCTCGCTGAACTTGCCCGCCGCTCTGTCTGCAGCGCTGCGCGGCTGTGACATTAGCGTGTGCATCTTAGATGCCGTAAAGCGGCCCACGCGCGTAGCGCGCCAAGCCGCATCATCATGCTGCCTGATCATTTGGCCGCGTGCGCTTTGAGTTCTTCGAGCTGCGCGGGGTCGAGTTCTGGCATCAGCTCCTGAATGCTGTCGATCGAAGCGTTACCGCTGGTGATCTCCGCCTTGGCCGTGGCCATCTGGACCGGCGACAGGCTCATCGTGCGCACCGGTGCGTGACGCTCGCGCTGCATGTCCTCGGCTTCATCGCTGGTGTGCATCCCTAGACTGATCTCCGGCGCGAAGACGCGTGACCAGAATGCTGCCGCACGGTACATGAACATCTGCTCTGGCATCGTGGACCACTTGCTGCCCGTTTTCTTTGCCCATCCCTCGGCCTCGGCCATCGGCCAAGTGATCCAAGCACCTACGCAATCCTTGCCGCCCTCCTTGTCGGTGGCAATAGCACGCACGGCATAGGTCTTGCTGCTGGCATCGCTGCCTCCGCGCGTCTCAAATCGCAGAGGCGAGAAGCGACCACAGGAGTTCACGCAGGCGATCAGGAAGGACGAACTCCACATAGGGCGGCCCTGTACGATGTGCAGGTTCTGCATCACCGCGAAAGGAGAAGCCCCGACGCGGCTCGCTATCTCCATTGCCAGCAGGGTATTCGCGACGTTGTTCTTATAGGCCGCTGGCACGAGGTCGCTGGAGGCGAGCGCCTTGGCCTCGCGCTGCGCCATTTCGAATTTCGACGGATGCTGCTCTGCTGCCTTGGTAGGTAACTGGTCCATGGTCTTGATGTTTTGGGTTTTCGTGTGTTAGTCGGCAAGATCGGCGACCATGCCGGGCGTCATGTCCTCGAGCAGCTGGAGCAAGTGCTTCACTCCGTGCTTGCCGATCTGGCTCTGCATGCTGGGTGCAGATGTCTTGATGCTGGCGCGCCACTCCTGCCATTTCTGTGCGTCTGATTGCTGCGCCTTGCGCTCTTGTTCAGCTGCAGCGCTCGCGGCCTTCTCGTCCTCGATCCGCTTGAGCTCTTCCTTACGGATGCGCTCGATAGTTTCTGCCTCATGCCGGGCGGCCATGGCCTGCTGGATCACGAGGCCCTTGGCGACACACTCGTTGATCTTGTCATCAGAGGCTCCGGTGATGCCCTGCTCGCTATCGTAGAGCAAGGTCATAATCACCTTGTGGTCGGCGTCACACAGCGAGAGGTAGGGCTCATGTTCTCCGTCCATGTGCACCCACCCTGAGTCCTTCAGACGCTTCACGCGGGCCTCGAGCATGCGCAGACGTGCTTGGTGTCGTTCCTGCTTCTCGGCCCACTCCGCCGCCTCTCGTGTGCGCTTCTTGGCATCTTCTATGGCCACCATGGCTGCACTGACGGCAACCTCGAAATCGCGATCATCCATCCTGTCGATCTCGGTTGCCGACAACGACCACAGATCCATATCACCAAAGAACACCAGCATAGTGCCGCCAGAGAGCTCGCTGCAACCGATCCCGAGTAGGCGAGCGCGGCGTGACTGCACACGCATTTCGTGCATCTGGGCCACTTTCTCATCGAGCTCTTTCTGGATGCGTTGCAGGCGCTCGGCCTCCAGCTTGGCGATGCGCTCGGCCTCGATGCGCTCGGCCTCGATGCGCTCGGCCTCGACGCGGGCCGCTTCGATCTCGATCCACGCCTTGCGCTCTGCCTCGGCGAACTGCTCGCCGGTGCCCTGCTCCAGCATGAGCGTGGTCACCGGTGCGACCCCTTCATATTTCGACACGTAGTGCGCGCCGTCGAAGAACAGGCCGAGGGCATAGAGAGATTGCCTCCTGCGCTCCAGCATTTCGGTTCGTTCCTTTTCGGCTCGCTCTGCCTCCGCCCTCTTGCGGGCATCGATGGCGGCGTCGAATGCCTTCCAGTCCGCATAGAACCGATCCTCCATGTCGGAGATCGCACCAACGATCTGGCGCTTCCGGGCATCTACGGCTTGCGTGTATTTCAGGGCGTCCTCCTTCAGCGCCTTGTGTAGCTTCTCCGCGCCGAGGCGGGTGTCTCTGAGCACCTGCCAAGCGGCGTGCACGATCTTGCGCCCGTCCTTGTCATCTGGTCCGTTGATCTGCAGGCCGTGATACTCTTGTGCGAGTTTGGCGATCTCGGCATCTACTGGATCAAACTGGGCGAGATCGTGAGAAATGCGTGCCTCGATGGTCGTGGGTGTGCTCATTGTGAGGGGATGTGTTAGGCGTTGGTGCCGGTGGCCTTGGCGATGGCGGCGATGGCAGGAGCCAGCGCGTTCGGAATGTGCTCTTTGCCTTCAAAGTAGGACCGCAGCACAAGTAAGGCTTGTAGCATATCCGGCGCGGCGGCGATGAGGTGGGCGTTGGCATCCTGTTCGCTCAACGGTACGTGTGAACTATCAGAGACGCGGCAAATGATAGGCTCTGCGAACGACACGTGTTGCTTCGATGTGATGCAGGTTTGGCCTTCCAGCTTTTCGTCGATTGTCCAAGGTCCGGGGGTGTTCTTCTGGGTGTTCATTGTGAGAGAGGTGTTTGTGGGTCTTGTTTGATCGATCAGGGCATCACGTCGATGCAGAGGTAACGCCGACCGCGCGCCATGCTGCGAGCAAATGCCTTCGCGGCTGCGCAGGCCTCGGAAAAGGTGCCGGTGTGCCAGAACTCTTCGCCATGGATGTTGAAGGCCCATGAGCCGAAGCCGCGCGGCTGCTTGCCGTGCGAGAGCACGAACTGGTTGGTGAAAACGGTGACCTTGGTGTTGCTGCGGGCTTCCATTGTGAGAGGTGCTGGTTGGTTCGTGTGTTACTTTGTAGCCTGTTCGAAGTAGGGGTGCGACGGAGCAACGACCCAGTACGAGATCACGGCGCGGTTGCACTGCGTCGAGGCCATGACGTATTTGCTGCGCACCATCACGGTCTTACATTCCTTGCCGTCTGCGCGGAGAATGCTGGCTGCCTGTTTGGCGAGCTTCTTGTCGTCGGTGCGGAAATAGACGCTCCCGGAGGCAATGCTGGGGGTGTTCTTCTGGGTGTTCATTGTTTGAGAGGTGTTTGTCGTTCGTCGTTAATGCAAAGAAAAGATGCGGAGCTCGATCGTGCAAGTATTCTGTGACGAACGGTTAGAAGAGGGACGAACGGTTAGAGAGGCAGCTGTGGGCGACCCTTCCGGGCCGCCCACCCTCCGCCCCACCTCTCACAGATCAGCGGAGGTGCTGTTCTGTTGCTGTTCATTTTGAAGCTCGGCCCGCTTGGCCCGCACCTGTGTCTCTGTGTACCACTGGCCTCGCGGCATCGCGTCGTGGGCTGCAACCGCCAGCGCTTCGTCGCTGGTCATGGGGCGTCCATTCTGGGTCATGAGCCGCAGAAGATTGCAGACCACCCCGCCGTTTCGGTATTCTGTCCGTGTGTCCATGCTTCAGGTGTTGATTAGGCCACGGCCGCGCCGAACTTCGACGCGGGTGTTTTTTTGCCTTCGACGTAGATCAGGGCGGGGAATTGGTTGAAGAGGATGCCACGGCTCGAGACGTTGATGATCATGGTCTGCTCGATGTGCACCCGCTTGCCGTTCTTCGTGCCGCTCACGCTAAAGCTCGTGCTACCCATGGCGGCAACTTCGGCGGTATCGAGCTCGCCCATCTTGGCGGTGATCTTTGCGGCCCACTCTGCGACGGTGGCCTCTGCATGAGCGGCGGCGGCGGCGGCGAGTTTCGTCTCGTCGATCGTGCAGATCATGCTGTTCTCGGGCCACGCTCCCATTTCTTTGTTGATGCACGCCTCGATGGCACGGAAGGTGAAGATCTCGCGGCGGTTGTAGATGCCTTTCATGTTCGTGCCGCCCATCTTCTGCACGAGCGCGTTGTAGGTAGTGTGGACGAGGGCGACGTAGGACGCGGCGACTGCTGGTGCGGCTTGCTCGATGATGGTGGTCTGGGTCTTCATTGTGAGAGGTGTTTCGCGTTTTGTTGATACAAAGAAAATACACGGAAGTCGTCCGCACAAGTATTTTGTGACGAACGGTTAGAAGAGTGATGAACGGTTAGAAGGTGTGCGGCCTTGTGGGAGCGGCCTCTGATTCGTATCTTTGTCACATGGAAACCACGCAAACGCTGCGGGACACCCTGATGCTGATCTGTGCGAAGGGTGTGAAGCAGTCAAACATCGCAGACCGGGCCGGTGTTAGCCGCGCGTGTCTGTCCAAGTTCATGAGCGGCCGGTCAAAGTACCTGCGCTCCGACGTCTTTACCCGCATCTGCGGCGTCGCGCGCTCCGATGCGCAACGGCTCCGGTTGTGACGGCCAGCGATCTGCGGGAGGCGTTGCACGATGTCCTCTCCGAGGATATCTCTGGCAGACCGCGCCTCTATCGGATCCTCCGCGCCATGGCTGACGAAGCGCAAAACGGCAACGTGCGCGCTGCGGCCCTGTTGCTAGACCGCGCTTTCGGCGCAGCACAACCCCTACCACCGAATGCAGGCCAGCGGACCATCATCTACATCGACGGCCCTCCGGGAGATCAGGATCAGACTGAGCGACCCGCAGAAGCTGGTGCTGAAGCTGTTGACTGACAGCACGACGCGCCAGTTGTTCGCAGGTGGTGGAGCTGGTGGCGGCAAGTCGTTCGTGGGCTCGCTGTGGCAGATCACCAGACGGATCACCTACCCGTATACTCGCGGTCTGATAGCCAGACGCACCTACAGCGATCTGCGAGATAGTACGATGGCAACGTTCTTCGATGTCTGCGAGACGCTGGGACAGGAGGCGGGCATCGACTTCGAATATAACGACAGCAAGCACACCGTGACGTGGAGCAACGGCTCTCAGACGATGTTCCGCTGGCTTGCTACCAGAGCAGGCGACACGAACAACAACCGCATCGGTGGCATGGAATACACCGACGCGTTCATAGACGAGGCCCCAGAAGTGGACGAGAGGGCCGCGTCGCTGATCATGTCGCGCATTCGTTACAAGACCAGCGAGCTGAGCCTGCTGCCCAAGATCCTCTACACCGGAAACCCGCAACCCGGCTGGGTTAAACGGAAGTTCATCGCGGACGACGATGATCACCCGGTGGTGCTTGATGAGGGCACCGCGCGCGTTCTGTTCGGGATCGACACGCACGTAGATCGTAAGTTCGCAGAGGAATACACGCAGACGCTCGAGTTCCTCGACGATTACGATCGCGCGCGCTTGCTACACGGAGACTGGAGCGCGGCACCAAAGAGCGACCGGCCGTTCGCGTGGGCATTCAACAGAGAAAGACACGTGCGGCCGGTGGAGCGCAGGCCCGGCGATCTGGTGCATATCAGCATAGATTTCAACGTCGACCCGTTCAGCGCGATCGCCGCCCACATCTGGGAGGACCAGAACGGTCCTCACTTCCACGTTTTTGCCGAGGTGGCACTGAAAACGGCATCGGTGCAGATGATGGCGGACTGGATCAGAGCGCAGTCGCCAACCGGAGAACACTTGCTGCGGATCACAGGCGACCGTGGTGGTACGTCGAGGATCATCGGCATTAACGGCGCCTTCACGCTCTTCGGAGAGCTGCAGCGTAAGCTCGGCATACCGGCCTCGCAGCTTTCTCTGCCGCCAAACCCGACGCATCTGCTCTCCCGGAGTCAGACCAATACGGTGCTCAAAGCTCACCCAGATGCACGCGTTGACCCGTCGTGCCGTCGTCTGATCTCGGACATGCAGGCTGTCAGCGTAGATGGTTCTGGATCCATAGTGAAATCGGACCGCTCGAAGACTAACCAACAGGCCGATGCGCTAGATTGCTACCGCTACCTGTGCAATACGTTCCTGCGGCGTTGGATCGAGAGGCGAGAGGGCCAGAGGCCGCGCTAGGTCATTTGCCTTGAAGTTTGGCGGTTAGGCGGGCGCGGAGGTCTTGTTCTACTGGCAGCGTCTTGTCCGAGAACTTGATACCCTTTGCCACCAATGCTTCGTGAACTTCAGACATCACCTCCTCCACGCTTAACCCGCCGAGGTAGCCGTTGTCGCGGGCGTAGCGCATCCCGGCTCCGTAAGCCGTCCCCATTTGCAGCACCTCCGTCACGTCGAAGTTGGTGTTCTGCTCAAGGCTTTCGTCGTAGCGCATCATTTCCGCCTTGATTTCCTCATCCGTCAACCGCTTGGGCTGCTGCTGTGCTGGTGCGGCGGACTTGGCGGCGGTGTAGGTACCATAGAGAAGGGCGTCAGCTGCATCGCGCATGGACTTGACGAGCGATTTGTTTTTGTCGCTGTATTCGCTGAGGCCGCACTTCCGCTCGAACGCGGCGACTACGGCCTGAACGGTGTTTGACACTTCATCCACCAGCTTGCCGATGTCCGCCTGATGTGCCTCCAGTTGGTCGAGGGCGGCAAGGGCATCTTTTGCCGCTTTAAGCAGCGCTCTCTCTTCCTCTACCGGGTCATACAATTCACTCGGCCGTTGCCATGCCTTTTCTACATCAGCGATAGACTTATCCAGCGCCTCCCGTATCGTGGTCAGTAGTTTGTTGTTCGTGCCCATGATTTTATATGGTCAAAAGTTGTTGTAGTTACGCAGGGGCGCGCCGTCGCTCCAGTAACCCACACGGTTCAGGGCTGGCACGCATGGCGTGCTCACCACATCGCACGAGCCGTCGCGGTTCTTTGCGACCGCCATTTCGAGCAGGTCCTCGTAGGGCTGTGGCGACTGGTAGTAGCCGTCGCGGTAGAGCAGCACGACACCGGCCGCGTCCTCTTCGATGCGACCCGTCTGTTTGAGGTCTGCCAAGCGAGGGCGGCGGTCATTCCGCGACTCGACCTGTCTGTTCAGCTGACACATGATCACACCAAAGAGGCCGGTGTCCTTGCAGATGCGCGTCAGCCCCTCCATGCATTGCGACACTCGAGGTGTCTCGTCCTTGTCCACGCGTCGATCTCCTGTGCTCATCTTGTGCAGGTGATCTAACACGAACCCTGCGCTGCCTGTCTCCTTGCGGAAGCGCTCTGCGGCCGCGTGCACCTGTTCCGGTGTTATGGCCGAGGTCTCGTTCACGCGGAGCAGCGCGAGCCGCCCAGCGATGCGGTTCGCACATTCTGCGGTCAGATCGACTTGGTGCGCGTCCATGCGCCGGGCCAAGATCGTCGAGTAGGGTACGCCGCTCTCCAAGGACAGGATGCGGGCCTGCACTTGGCGGAGGGTCATTTCTGGCGAGAAGAGCAGCGCCTCGCCAGCGAGCGTCATATGCCAAGCGATAGCGCACGACATGATCGACTTGCCCATGCCGGGCCTGCCAGCGAAGACGTAGGGCAGGCCCGGCTGCACAGAGAGCACTTGATCGAGGGCTGCGACCCCCAGATTGTATCCGGGCGGCGTCGGAGCTGTGTCCACGAGCGCACCGATGCCCTCAGCAGCGTTGCGCGACACATCCGCACCGGCGGTCAGCCTGCTCATGACCCCGGAGAGGGCATTCTGAGCGCCTCGGATCGCGTCGAACGGGTCGGAGGCATGTCCGGAGCTCTGGACCAGATCGGAGGCCACTCGGGCCAAGGAGCGCAGCGCGTGGCGCTCAGCTATGAGCCGGGCGTGACACTCGGAGTTCGCGGTGCTGGCGATGCGGTTCGTGAGGCCGCTTACATAGACCACCCCTCCGGCCGACGCGAGCTGCTCGCGCTGGATCAGCTCCTGCGTCACGGTCATGATGTCGACCGGAGCACTGGCCGTGTGCAGTGAAATGATCACGGCAGCGATGCGCATGTGTCTCTCGTCGTGGAACGAGTCCGGAGCGAGGATCCGCACCAGCGCCGACAGACCTCTGCCGTCCATCATTGCAGCGCCGAGCAGCGCCTGCTCCAGATCGATGGTGCCCTCCGAGGCCGTAGATGCTCCGGTGATGCTCATGCGCGGGGGTTCCAGATGCCAGACTTGCGCGGCTCACTGGGACCAGCGCTGAAGCCCTTGCTCTCGGCGTTCCGCCTCCATGTGTCCATGCGCCGGGCGTGATCGAAGAAGGGTTGCTTCTCGAAGCGCAAGACACCGCTCTCGTTCTGCTCGGTCCAATATGCGTAGAACTCCTTGCGCAGAGCTTCTGGCAATCTGGCGGGGTCGAGCTCGATCACAGCGCTGCAGGCCTCCGCAAATCGCGCCGCGCGCTCTTCTGGTGTCTTCTTGGGCTCCGGTGCCGGTTTGCGCCTCGCCGCCGCCGGGCGCTCCTTCCGGGGCGCCTCGGGGCGTGAGTAGTAGAGGCACTTGATCTCGGTACCACTGGGCACCGCGCGCGTCTTGATAGCGTCTGCCTTGCGCAGGGCCTCCGCGGTGCGCACGGTCTTCGACCTGCTCCATCGCAGGGTCAGACCGAGCTCGTACATGGAGCGCACCAGCACACCGGCCTCGCGCTCTTCCGTGCCGGTGTGCGCCGCTTCCTCTTCTGCGATCATCAGCATGATGTGCACCAGTAGGCGGATGGCGTCGCCGTTCCGGTAGACCGCGTGGCGCAGGATGCCGCTGGATATCGTGATCGAGGCGCTCATCGCATGAACTCGACTTGATCCTCGCGCGGCCCACGACCCTCCGCCATCAACAGATCACCGACAACGCGCCGGATGTGGCCCAATCGCGCCATCTTCTTGATGCTTCCGTCCTCGAGGTAGTTCACGAAGTTCAGGAACACGTCTTGCACGCCGTTCTGCTTGGCCGCGTGCAGGAACTGCGCATCGCTCCACTCGAAGATGCGGCGGGGCAGCTTGGTGACGGTGGTCACCTCCTGCTCTTGTCCGATCTCCGCGAAGGATGTCTCGATCTGGTCTCCATATCCGGGGCCGCTGCTGTGCACGGAACCATCTGGTGTTACGCGGTTCGATACGCGTATCGGGTAGGTGCGTACACATCCTACGACGTGCGGAGCTCGCCCGAAAGGCATGCCGCAGTCGGCCATCGTCTGGTGCGTCGACACGTCTCGAGAAGTGCAGTGCGGCCACTCGCCGTGATAGAGGCTCAGACCGAAGCCCTGTGCGCCCTCGATCTGCACCCGTTCTGCCGATGCGAGCTCGGTCATGTACTGCAGCGGCGTGCGCAAGCATGAGCGCAGGGGACCATCGAGGGCATCGCGCGCGATGATCTTCGTGTCCGGGTCGCGCTCCATGCGTTCGATGGCGGCGCGGCCCGTGCCCTTCATGGTGGAGCCGATCCGCACGAACGCTGCCTCGGCCTCGGCATGTCGCGGCTGCAAGATGCACGCGTGGTCGTGGATGATCAACCGGTCCGTGCTCCATCCGGCCTCGTCCATTTCGCGCAGGAGCGCTGGCACGTCGATCACCGAGCCGGGACCGATCATCACCATCTTCAGGCCTTTGTGGGCCGTGGCGTTGGCCAGCATCGTGCGCACCTCCTTGGTGCCGTCTGCGTGTATGAACGTATGCCCGGCGTTCGGTCCCCACGCGGTCACCGCGTGTGTTGCGTCCCATTTCTTCGCAAGGATCCCGGCGATCAGGCCCTTGCCCGTGCTGCCGAATTGGAGGTCAATGATTGCCCAAGTCTTCATCGTCGTTGAGTTTGTTGGTTTCGAAAAAGAGGTGTGAGAAGCCGGTACTCTCGACCATCGCGCGGAGCGTTTCGGTCACACGGCGTGCACGGCGTCCGATACCGGCGTCATCGAGGTAGATCACGGACTCCGCCAGATCGGCGGCGCGCATCAGGTGCTTCAGTTCCGGAGGACACTCCGCAGACGGTACCCAGCTCGCGGCCTCTTCGGCCTTCGAGATCGCGCTCTTGACCTCTGCGTTGTTACGCTTGAAGGATCCCGGCATGTCGCCAGACACGACCTCGAAGGCGTCGTGATAGAGCGCGTGCCGGAGCAGCGCAAGGTGCTGCTCTGCCGAGAGCCCGGCGTCTGTAGCCTCGCTGTCCAGCAGCATCATGACGCCGCAGGTGTGCTCGGCGATCGTCTGGGGTCGCGCCGTGTTGATGATGGTCCAGCGCTTCGTGTGCATCATGCGACGCACGAGGTAGGGGGTGCTTACTTTTTCCATTCTGGTGTTGTGATGTGTTTGTCGATCATTGGTCGTGCAGATATTGCGCCGCCATCAAGGACCAAACTGCATGCACCAGATGGGGCAGATTGCTCTCGGTGTCGATCGTGGTGCCGGAGAGGTGCGCGGAGAGGTGACGCATGGCGGCGCTGATGTAGCGGGCCTCGCCGTCCTTCTGCTCGCGCCATCCGAGCGGCGAGTATTTCTGCTCTCCGAAGCTGGTCAAGCGCGCCAGATCGTCCAGCACGGGGCCGAAGGCGCGGAAGAGCAGCGAGAGGTCGGGCTTGCGGCTGTCGTCCTTCGGGGGTGCCGGGATCTCGCCGCCCTCGATCTTGATGCGCTTGAAGGTTCCATCACCCACCGGCACCCACTGCGACCGCAGGAGCACGCGCAGCTTTCTTGCCATCACCGCATTGAGATCGACGCCGTGCGATATCGCGAGCCCTTGCAGCACGATCCCCACATCCGCCATTTCTTCGGGTATGCCCACGCCGGTCTGGATGGCCTCGGTGAGCTCCTTTACCTCTTCGACGAGCTTCAGGTGCTGCGCCGGTGCGTTGAGCCGCCGCAGCAGCTCGGAAACCCTTGTCTTATTCTGTTCGGTCATTGTCTTCTGGTTGTTGGTGTTATCGTTTGTTCTTGATCGCGGCCAGTCGCTGGCGGGATCTCTCCGCAACGGTCTCGCCAGACGGCGTGCCGCCGGTGCCGCACCGGTCGCAGTTCACTCGCGCCGTCATGCTGGTCTGCCCCTTTTGGACCGTCCAGCGATATCCCGCGCCCCACAGGTCGGCCGCTAGGCCGAACCCGTGGCAGTAGGCGCACTTCTCTTTCTTCGTCTTTGCCATTGTTCTGATGGTTAGTTGGTTACTGCTCACGGGCTTTGAGCATGGCATCGGCCATTGCATAGTACCACTTTGCCGCTTCGTACTGGTCACGAATGAAGCCCCCGGAACCAAGGTCGCCCGCCATCGCCAGACCTGCGAAGTGGTCGCGGAGGGTCATTCCGTTGACATACTCAGTCGTGAAACCGCCGACACCATCGTAGCAGTTGTATGCTGTCGGGTACGCCGGGCCTCCAGTTTTCTTCGTGTCGCTCATGGTCTTTAGTTGTTGATGCGTTTTGCAGAGCCTCCCACGGACGAACGAGCGCCGCCGAAGTTGACGCTCGATCCTGCCGCGCGGCCTTCGTTCCTTCCGGTCTGCTGGCCTGATCCGCCGCCATAGGACTTGGTGCGCAGACGCAGACCCTCTTGCGCCGCGAAATTACGATAGCGAGTTTGCAGGACCGCATCGCGGCCGATGCGCATCACGCCGCGCTCTCCGTTCTGGGCAGCATCTGCTGCCTTGCGGGCCTCCATGATCTCCCGCACCTTGGCGTTGACGCCATCGCAGAACCCCACCATAAAGGCGACTCTCTGGGAGTATCCGCTCAGGTGGTGCGCATTGGCCCAAGATGTCTCAGAGGCAGCCCGCACGAGGTCCATATAGTACCACATGCTCAGAACGTCCTCCTGAGCCCCGAAGGCGTTCACGTTGCCATCGCGTGATGTCGTCCAGATCTTCACGCCGCACATCTTGGCGAGCAGCGCCCACGTGCCAACGGTGGGATGCCATTTGGTGGACTTGGCATGCCGGGTGCCGTAGCCGGACTTGGTGCCACGGCCGTATTTCTCTTCGGGCTCTTCCATCCCGATGTCGCTCTTTTCGAAGCGGTAGCGGTCCATAAGGGCCTCGACCTTGGCCATAGCGGCCATGGCCTCGGCCTCGGTGCAACCGTTCTCGATGGTCTTGGCGCGAAGGGCGCGGATCTTTGCGGCGATCTCGCTGCGACGTTCTGCTGTGATGGTCATTGTGAGGAGTGTTTGAGAGGTTTGTGTGTTGTGTCGTGGGCTCAGTTGGCGAAGGCGTGAACGCACAGCATGCCGTCCTTGTATCCGTAGTGCGTCGTGCGTCCGTTCTTTTCGACGCTGGCCCAATACTTGCCAGATTGGCGGTGGGCCTCGAGCTCGCCCATCTTGTAGATCAGGAAATCCTCGGCTACGCGGCGATCGGTGACGATGCGCTCGATCTGGTAGGATCCTTCGAAAAAGCAGACGGTGGTGGCGGTGTTCATTTGGTGAGAGGTGTTTGTTGTTTCGATTGATACAAAGAAAAGATACAGAAGTCGTTCCCACAATATTTTCTGGGACGAACGGTTAGCTCTGTGACGAACGGTTAGAAGGCCGGACAGCTCTCCGGACAGTCCTCCGGACATATCCGAACACCACAAAGACCGCGACGGACGCGGGCAGAAGACATACGGCGGTGTGGTGTCGGACAGCCAAACGGACTCCAGACGAGCAGAGGACCGGACCAAGAACCGGACAGGTCGCGGACAGGTCCAGATACCTCGAAGGCCCTCCGGGACGCGGCTCCTGAACCTTCGCAGGCCCCGAGCCGGATTACACGCGCGCGCTCGGTTTTATTCTCCTTCGGAGAAATAAAAACCGATATATGTTTATGATCGGGGTTTTTTGTCTGACCGTTGAGAGAGCTCCATCGATGCGGCACTTGTGCGGGCCGCTCGCGTTTCGTTTCTTTGTACCATGAGCAACTCGCTGCCGAAGTTCAAGACCAAAGAGCGGCCGATGCGGCGCTCGATCTCCGACGTGGACCTGCTGCGTCTGGTCGACATGGCGATCTTTGGAGAGCAGGCCGCGAAGTTGACGCCGCACGAGCTCGATGAAGCTCGCAAGACCGAGATCTACAAGATGCTGCAGCGCATGGGCATTCAGATGTATCGCTCCGGCGAGAAGGGTCTGCGGCCCAAGCCCGCACTCATGGCGGTCGACAGCAAGCCCGATGCACAGGAGCCGGTGCCCGCTACCGAGGATCAACCAGAACCCGCCACGACCCCATGAGCTGCACAACCTGCGCACAGGCCCGGCCGATAGCCGCGTGTCCGACTTTGGTCATTCTCGGCGTTGTGGTCGACGAGAGTGTGCCGGTCATGGTGCGGTTCACCGATCTGGCCACCGGTCACGCCACGCTGGCCGAGGTAGACACATTCCTACTGCCCGATCTGGTAGTAGAGGGGCCTCTCGAGCTCGCTCCGGGACACTCGGTGCGCGCCGAGGTAGTCGCATGCCACGATGACGCTCCGGGCGC